GATGGAGCAGAGTCAACTTCCGAAGCAGTGCCAACTGGGACGTACTTTGGGATTGCTTGGCTGATCGTCAACGTGTGAGCCGAATCCACCTCGGCTGCTGTGCCAAGAGAGACTGTCGTCCCTGACGCTGCCGCCGCCCAAAAATAGTGAGTTCTTGGAGCAGTCGATAATCCGATTCGAGTTAAGCCAAGCGGCATTAAATCACCTCAAATGTATCGCCGTCAGCGGGGGCGAGAGGCATTGCTGATCCATCATGTGTTTCAACTGCCAGGCTAAGTTGTCCGCTGACAATCGAAGTGCCAGTGATCTTCACGGCTAGATGCTCGTTGTTGCCCGAAGTGAACACTAGCGTCCTACCCTCGTAAGGCTCGTCAGTTGTTGCAGTGGTCGAAAACTGATCGGTTGTTGGCAGAGTCGTGCCAGTATCCACTTCGCCTTTGACCACTGCCCGTGGAGTTGCCGGAACGACTCGTAGCGGCATGTGGTATTCGGTCCAGGCAGTACCCGCAATCGTGCCGTTGATCTTCAGCCGGATCGCCTCATCGTTGTCGGTCAACGTAAGCTCGGGAGTGACGTTGGTGAAGCGTATTCGGTACACGCCGGTTGTAATTTCATCTACAGACGTTGGAGCAACGCTGTTCCACGTTGTGTCGCTTGCATTCCCCTTTTGCAATCGAGTCGTTGTTTGGTCGATTATTGCTGCAACGTGGTCGCCATTATCGTCAATTACATTGACAACGATACTCGCTACCGATCCCGCTTCGACTGTTTGTTCCATTGTCCTGCCTTAGTTGTACGCTAATGGATGTAGTGAGTATGTTGTTCCGCCGCCGGCACCAGTACCGGCTGGGCGAGGTACTGCACCTTTGGTCAGGGCGTGAAAACCGAAGTTGCCAAACACATTGCCAGTGTCCTGTGGCTCAAAGTAAGCAGCGACCGATGCCCAAAAGCCTGCATTGTCGGAAACAAAGTCGCTCAGGGTAATCGTGCCTGACTTTGCAAACGCAGATGCAGAAAGCGTCTCATTGTCTCTGTAGTAAGGATTGATAAATGTCGAGTCGTACTCGGTCGTATTGTTGTATGCAGCATTTTCATGTGCTGCCCCCGGAGGCGTGGCTTGGGTTCCCCATTGATAGCCTGTCGCAAATCCCTCAACAATATTCCCAGTACACCGTTGCGCTTTTGACCCATTTCGGAACTTGATGCCAATACCAGCATTTGCTCCCGTTCGGAGAATTGAGTTATGGGACGAAACGTGAGAGTCATCATATTGATCAATAACGGTGGCTCCACCTCCTACCTTAAAGCAATTGTAAGAAGTCACGCACGCTCCAGCAGAGAAAATGCACGACCCTGCTACCGGACGCGAATCCATCTCAAAATAACATCCAATCACATGAGAGTCCCCAGCTGGATACAATGCATATGTACCCGTAGGAAAGTCACTGAATACGCACCTATACAATGAGCATTCGGACAGAACGAAGCCAAGGGTAGCACCAGTGTCGCTAAACCATACATTCGTCGCGGTTGCATAACCAATATCAAATCCGGAAATACCGCTTCCGGCGCTCCGCACCTTAAGGTCGGCATAATTGACAAAATCCCCCGCCAATGCGTTCCCGCCAAGATCAATTTCAGCGATTCCGCCATCGCCAGCGACAGAAGAATATCCTTGGTATATCAGTGGGGCGTCGTAGGTAGGGGTGCCATAAGTTGCGTAACTAATTGCACTGGCAAACACTTCCTCCGTTCCCGCTTTAATGTTGATCCTATCGCCATCAATAGTATCACGAGGAATGTTATCCAGTGCGTACTGAAGGTCGCCGTATGGATCAACAATCGTCCCTGTACCGCTGTTGCCAGCAATAGAAGGATCGACGTAGTTTTCTGTCATTGTCATATCTTAAAACCTCGCTAGTGGGTGGCGTGAGGGACTGACGGTTGACGCACTAGCTGGCACTGCACCGGCGACTACACCTGTCGAATCTTCTTGGGCGATTAGTGCGTCGGTCGGGCGAAAGAAGTTGTGGACCGTTTGCCAAAACTGAGCATTGTCGCTGGCAAACAATGCCGGTGATGGTAGCGTTCCGCCTTGAAACAAGTTGCCGGTTGCTACCTTGGGTGCTTCCATCCATAAGTTGTTTGTCTCAACGCCAGTGTCGTAGTCTGTATGATTGCCGTAAACGACATTGTTTATGTTCTGATGCAGTCTGAAGTTGGAAACATTTTGAGACATTCCGTGACCACCCGCACCAGAGAAACCCTCGACTGCGTTGTTTGCCGTGATCTGAGCCGCAGTTGAGTTGCCTGCTTGATTTATTCCTGTTCCAGTCCCTCCGTCCGAAAACACGCTGTTGTTTCTTGTTATTTTCTTTGATCCATTGTAAATTGTAGTTAGCCCACTTCTCGTACCAGTAACGTAAGCCATGTTTCCTATCAGATTCATCTGAGAGGAAAACGCACTAGTGGTGAACTGAGTTGTATCGCCGTCTTGGGCGAAGCACCTGCTCACTGTTGTCTCTATGCCAGCGTCTGTCTGTACAGTTATGCTTACGTTAGTGAAGTAGCACCGCTCAACCGCATAGCTAGCGTTATTACTAAAGTCAATCGCGTTCCCGGTGGCTCCGTTAAAACCACAGTTGAATACTCGAATTTCTTTATCAGAATAAGCACCGACGAGGAAGCTCCCAGTCCCTCGGTTAATCATGTAGAGGTCGGCAGCGGCACTGTAATCAAGCATTGAGATGCCATACAGGGCGTCACAATCAATCGTTGCAATGCCACCATCTCCCGCTACTGAACTGTACCCTCGCAAAACGTGCGCCCCGAGATTCCCACCACCAGACAGAGCAGCGGTAGCCGTTAGCGTATGAGTTCCGTTGGACTTTAGATTAACTTGCGTGATCTGCGTTGACGTTCCCGCAGTATTGGTAATCGCATAGTTGATCGTCTGCCATGCCGTAGCATCGCTTGTGCCTGCGTTTCCATCGGAACCATTTACTGGGTCAACGTAGTAATGAACAGTTGCCATCTCTTACGGACTCCAAGGGTTGTTCTCTAGGTCGTCTGCAAGTGTCCGCAATGCTGCAACCAGTGCTGCGTTGTCTCGATTCGGTGAGTCATCCAAAACAGCCGCAACATTTAAGTTGAAACGACCTTGGTAATCGGATACCCAATCACTGTGCTGCTGCATTGCGAGCAGTTCTGCTTGCCGTGCTGCTTCTTCTGCTTGCCGTGCTGCTTCTGCCGCTTCCCAATCGACTCGCGATTGAGTGACTTCTGCTTCGGTTAGACCTGCATTCGGTAAGCCACCACCCAACGCATAGAAGTCGGTTTGCTGCTGCGCAGTAATCAGCCCTGCTGCGACTAACCCATCAGTCAGTGCTGCTGCGTCTGATGCCCACGGTGACACGGTGGTATCAATCACTACTGATCGGGGCTTGTTGATGTGATTGAAAAGCGAACTTAAACCATCGGACAAGCCAAACGCATTGTTGATAATTTCATCTGGTAACACGCCCTCCCATGCTCCCGTAATCGCATTGCGTTTTGCCAGCGATTCAAAGTCAAGGAAGTTTTCTAAGTCTGCAATCGGAATGTCGGATGCTGTACTGGCCGCAAGCAACGCTGCGATTTCTGCATCTGTCATTCCCGCATCTTCCAGCGGTTTCACTTGGGATAGGTAATCAATCATTTCGCGTCACCTTTGAGGTCTTGTACGTCTTTGCCTGCCTGCTCTGCAAGTTTCTGCCATATCCTTAGACGGTCCTGCTCACAGTCCATGTATCTCTGTTCGCTAAGATCGAGTTTTCGTTCGATGTCCGCAAAGTGACCTTGCACCTGTTTCCACAGGATTCCAATCACGCCACCCATTCCACCGATTGCGGAGACAAGCATTCCGATAGTTGTTGGATCTGGTGCAGACATCCGTTTCACCCTCCATCCCCAAATTCAATAATTAAAAGCAGCGCGATGCTCAGAAAACTGAACATCAACGCCACCATCACTAACTCACTAATTGCACTGTCCGTTGACGCAGCGCAGAACACGCAGGGGGCGACCAGCCAAAGGCCGGATCGGATAACCCTGTTGCTCTACGACTACCTCACTCGCAACGCTGTCCTGCTGGCTACTGCAACTGACAGGGTTCACTCGACGAATGACGCGACGCGCCGGAACAAATGCTCTGCGTAGTACGCGACGAAAACAACCAGCGTCAGCAGTTTCAGGAAGAGCCATAGAGCTACTGCCCAGAAACACAACCACTGCTGCGACCACCATGATTAACTTTCTCATTTTTCTTCCTTGCTCAAAACGTCGATCAGTAATGGAAGCAGCAGTCGAGCAATCGAAATCCAAGGAATTGCCTGCGCGACCGGCTCTCCCTCGTCAGGGATCAGAGACTCAAGCTCATCAGCCACATCGCTTGGCAAACTTCCGAAGACTTCTGGCCCGTCACCTTTGAGCATTGCCGCGCCGCTCCCAAGGAAGCAAGCAACATGCTCAACGACTTCCAGAGACTTCTCGCGATCAAGCTCGCCACTGCGAACAATGTCAATGATTTCCTTCACACAACCGAGTTGTAACTCCGGTTGAAAATTGCAATGTGCCATTTACCTACCTACATGGGTTTGAAAAGTGGACCGTTATCTGGCAAGTCAATCTCACCTACTGAATAGCAACTTGCCGACCGCAACCACGTTGCCGCCAAAGACGCTGGTATCACAAACCAACGCCCATTCTTGTGGGCATTCCTTCCCCAACTATTTTCAACAATGACGAACCATTCGCCGTTGTGAGAAACCATCGCTACAAGGGCCATTGCGTGCGCCCAACTGCCTGATCGCCGGTAGACATAAACAGGGCTACCGTCAGCAAGCTCCCACGAAGGATGCTTGTGGCTTGGAGCAAAGCCCCAGTTTGAGCAGATGTTAAGAGGCTTGTGGTGATTGACAATCAACTCCTTCACATCGTCAATCGTTTTTACTTCCTCTGTCTCTACTTGCTTGATCTCTTGTGCTTTGCTTTTCCACTTGTCCATCAGGGAGTTGCTGTTCCCCCACTGCCGGTACAACCGTGTTGACTGTGGCTCAGGATAAGCGTCTGACTCTACGCCAGAATTGCACATCAACACTCCATCGTGAATCTGACCAGCAATTTGCACGCTGCAAAATGATCCATCTCCACCGTTGAGATTGCCTCGTCTTCTGCCAGCCCTGTATGAGTACGGAGCGAAGACTGCGAGGTTGTCTTCCTTTCCGACAATCCCAGATCCGTTGATCCGCTCAGGGTCATTCAGCAGGAACACCTCTGCAAGTGATCGGTAAGAAAAGGTTCGCATTGCCGACGATGCAACGCATGACCCAATGAGTTGCTTTTTCCAGGGCAGTTGCTCGCCAAAGATCGCCTCACACATATGCAGAAACGAGAACCCATCGTCGATGCCGTTCGCTTTCTGGATCTCTTTTATCTCATCAAGCAGTTTCTGATTCAGCACTTTCTTGGCACTGTGCCGTGCAACAATCTCTGGTGAGTCATTGCCAAGTGCATCGAAGACTCGATGCTCCATGTCTAAGTCACCTAGCCAGCCTTGCTGCCCTGGCAACTGGGATGCTAAATCGTCCATTACTGCAACCCCTTCACAATCTCTAGGTAATACTGCTGGGCCTGCTGCCAACTTAGAATCCTGTTGCCGCTGTCATCAGCCAGCAACTTATAAAGCGACCGCGCCGACTCATCATCCGGCCAATTGTCAGCAATGTAATCCCTTACATCGAGGAAGGTGCGGAAGTCATACTCAGACATCTTGCGAGCCGCATCCTTGAGGACCGATGCAATCTCTGACTTCACGCTGTCACTGACGCCAGCAGATGCAAGTGCAACCCTTGCGGCCAGCCCGTCAAATAGACCCTCTGGGTCAGGAGGAGTTGGTCCTGGCGGTTCCGGCCCAGGAGGTGTGGGATCTGGAGGAGATTCACCAACTTCCACAACTACAGTTGTGCGAGCATAAATTTGTTTCTCAAAGTCAATTACGTTTACATCAACCCATGTCTTTCCCGCTGCTGATACCAAGATGCTTTTGCCATCAAGCGGAATGAAGTCAACAGGGATGCGATTGATGTCGCTTGCCTCGAATGAGACATTTGAAGCGTCAGTGTCCGCATTGATGATCACGACAGGGATCATCTTTATGTTGGCATCTGGGTCAACCAAAACGACATCACCGATTGTCTGGGATGACTCTACTCCCAGTAATCGTGTCGCCTTTTCGCTCGTCACCGCAAGCTGCCCGAAGCAACAAGCCGATGAAAGAGAAAGGATTAGTAAGTTGATGAATCTCATGATATTCCCGCTAACTAGCGAGTCGCCTCTTTTGTCACGATCTTGCACGCTTTGAGGCTTTCTTAGCCGCTGGCGTATTTGAAACAAACTGCTTTCCCTTCTTGGAGCCAGCACGCTTTTTGTCGTTCGTTGCTTTTTTCTGCGACGATGAAAGCGAGTCCCAAGCCTTGTCTGGTAAGTAGCGAACTGTCCCGCCTTTTCGATCAGCTTTCTTTCCGTCGCTTGTCCTCCATTTCTCCGATGTCCATTTTTCAAGACTCCGCTGCGACTCCATTTTTGCCATCAGTCTCTGTAGCCTCCTCCGGCTTTTTTGTACGCCAAGGCAAGCATCTGAGCTTTCCTGGCACTCCATTGCCCTGGCTTGCCGCCCTTACCACCAGCCTTAATCCTTTTGAAAAGACGCTTTCGCATCTCAGGCTTTGTGTAGTTGCCAGCCTCGTTGACCTTTGACTTTGCCTTGCCTTCTCCTGATGGCATGTCAGTCTCGTTTCTTTGTGTGCTTCTTAGTCAGCTTGTCCCGCAATTGGCGTCTAGCATTATCGTCTTTGCGACACTTTTCGTCTAACTTGCGATTGCTAGACCTAGCATTCGTTTCGAGGCGATCAAGGATGTCTTTAGCGATTCGCTTTTTCTTCACTGGGCCGCGCGATGCGTCCACCTTCACCATGCCGTCAATGCTCATACCCTTGCGGATTGCGGTTTCTTTCACATCGCTCGTACACGATACCCATGCGCCTGGATCGCCATACTTCCCTAACTGGCCGTTGTAGGTCTTGCCATGAGTATTGATCCCGGCTCGACGAGCGATTTTTACGATGTCAGCAATGTCATCATCGCCCATCGACGCCATCCTCTTGTTTTCCCTTCGGCAGAAGTCGCTGTCAGTGTTTTTTGACACAGGCGGCTGCTGGCTGGCGAGCATTGCTGCCATGTTTGGAGAATTGCCGTCTTTGATTAACTGATCGTAAATCTGACGCAATCCCTCGCGATCCATCTCTCGCTCGATCATTTCAACTCGTTGACGACTCACTCTTGCAATTCCTCTGATTGGGGTTCTTCTGCCGGTTGGGGCGGCGCATTCATTTGAATTAGCAACTGCTGCTCATCTTGCCCAAGCAAAAACTGACCAACTTCCATGTCCATTGCGCGGCCCATCGCCTTCATGTATGCGTTGTATGGGCGAGTAACGCCTGACATCATCGCTTGCTGAATGACCGGCAGGATGTACTGGCCGATGTCAGTCAATTGAGCAATCTGAGTATCACGGTTTGGCTTGCGAGCAGTGCCAGCCTCTACTCTGTACCGAAAGTCTCTGGTGATGCGGCTAACTTCCGTCGTCAATATCTGCTCTTCAAACACTCTCGCCGCCGTTTGCCCAACCACCGGAGCAAGGTCGTCAAAATTAGCCGTGTAACGCATCGCTTGAATTTCCCTAGTCGCAGAAAGCGACAACCAGTCTTCGACACGCGATGCCATGTCGTCAGGGCGCACGTTGATGTTCTGCTGGCGATACTGAGCCTCCGCAGCCGAACGCATCTGACGACCCGACATTCCGTACATTAGTTCAGTGAGGCCGAGGGCTTTGTCGATTTGCTCGTTTGCCTGGGCAGTCATGGACCAAATATCTATAGAGAAGTTTGGAGCCTGCAAAAACGAAATTGTCTCATTCAGGCTCTTGCCAGATATTCTTTCCAGATCAATGACGCTGAATGGTCCTTTGCCTCCCGTCAACTGCTGGCGGATGTTTTCACCAGCCTCTTTGAGTACGCCGACATAAATCTTTGATCCCGATGCGACCTTGTCGGCAATAAAGCTCATCGTCCAATTCACGAACTTGAGCAATCCGATGCACGGCTTGACCATCGAGATCGGCCACACTTCTCCTGGTTTGTCGTAGAAGCTGAGTCGGCAGATAGGCCAACCACCATCACTATTCACATCATCCCAGAAAGGCACTTCCCAGGAGGTCTGCTGCAAAACGAAATCGAGATCGTTTGTTTCGAGAACCTGTGGAGAAAGATTTAAGGGGTAAGGACACTGCTCGCATATTGCGAGATGAACAAAGTCTCCAAGCATTTCCAGCCCTTTGACCTTACTGTCCTTCTCTTGAAGTTTGAGGTTTTGCCCTGCACCAGCTTTTGAGTACACATCGTAATACTCAATCAGATCATGCGTCACGCCAGCGTAAGTGCCATCGCCGTTGCGTTTGCGACCACTCGCACTATCCGTCGCTGCCATTCGTGCGTACTTGCCTTTGAGCGAACCCTTGGGCAATCCAAATTTCTCCTCCACCTGATGGACCGGCTCACACTGACGAAGAGCAATCCAAGTCACATCACGCCAGTATTTTGCGTCTGGATCGACCAGCAAGTCCTTATTCGAGCGATAGCGACTGCGTGCCATCTTGGGACCGCCTCCCGGCGGTTGCTCTACCTTCACCTCCATCAAGCCAAGTCCAGTGATGATTGCCTCGGTGATGGCAAGCCTAGCTTCGTCCTGCTTGCTGCCCTCTTGCTGGATGTAGTTGCTTAAAGACTCAAGAATCTTGGCATGGTCCCGGTCAATCACACTCGCTTTCTCGTCCATCTGCACAGACTGAGCATATTGCTGATAGAGAGCCTGCACTGACTGAACGATATATGGATCGGTCACAACGCCCTGCTCAACAGCCTGGGTCATTGCCAGCAACTGAGTTGCTTCCATGTTGCCAGCGTAAAATGTGTCAATGCTGATTTCGGGATTGCTCCGTGGAGTTACTGCAATCACCGGATTTTGGTGGTACAGAACCGGCCCAAAGATGGCGACCGCTTCAAACAAGCGATTCACGCTCATTTCAAATTGAGGCAGTTGAACATCGGGAGCTAGAAAACCATCGTGATCACCGCCACCACGCATCTGGGAACGCATCGACGACCACATGTGATTGATTGGACCGTCAAAGAACTCCATTGCCTCGTCCGCATAAACGTCGAACTTCTTTTTTCGCTCTTTACGCGCAGAGGCAAACACTCGTTTCCAACGGCTCACAATCGGTTGAAGCGGATACTTCTGCTTTCCGGTTGGCTGATCGTACCCATCCATGTATCAATTCCTATTGTTCAAGCGAAGCAATCCGTTGCTCAATCTCTTCCAGGCGAGCGTAGAGTTTAAGTTTTTCGCTAGTGAACTCCCAAACGCCGTCAATGCTGTTTCGCAGATCAGGGTTATCCACTAGCCGTGGATCATCAACGTGATAGACATCTGCGTATCCGACAGATCGGAAAGCCAGTGAAACCTGGCGGTCTTCAACCGATGTGATAAAAGCAATGTCCTCGTTGTTCTTTGACATCGAGCAGCCGTAGTAAAAAATTACGGTTTCGCCACGGCATGGCTTGGGCATCTTCCATTGCTCAGGCTCAACCGGAGCAATCTCTTCTTCTATGACTGCGGTTTGCTCTGGCTCGACTGCCTGAACTACTTGCTTTCTCGCTACTTTTTTAGCCATCAATTGATCCCTCTGGGCCTAGAATTATGGTGCTAGTCACACCATATGGATTCGCAGCCTCCTGCCGCTTTCTTTTCCGACGCCAGTAATCTCTCACTCGGCGTTGTCCTGGGGTCACCTTCACGCGACGACCCTTTGGTCTGATGTAAGGCTGGCTGGCGTCATTCAGGTAAGCGCTGAGATACTCCAAGCACTCGATTAGGTGAGTATTTGAACGCCGATTGCCTGTATCGGTCACAACGCCATTTACCTTCTTCTTCCTGAATCGCTTCATCTCGCGATCAAGATTGGGGCAGCGATCAAAGTCCACCAGCAACTGCGGCGCGCCAGAGCCAGCAACTGCAAGCATCCCTCTGGTTATCTCTTCGCGATACTGAATGACACTACAGCCTGGGATGAAACGATGCTTGGTTTCCACGCACCTGACATCCAATCGGTCCATTTCACGCTCGTAAGCTTCCCTCGGAGAAATGCCCGTGTCGATTGAGGTCAGATTACCACCATGAGAGTCAATCAAAAATGTTTGAAACCAAAAGCTATTGGTCACCTTTTCGAGTGCCTGGGCAATCAATGCTGCGGTGCATTGATGAATGTAGATTTCGTCGTAAACCAAATGCCACTTTCCGCTTGGTGGGGTGGCAATCATCAACGCAGCGCCAGTATCGTGACCAGGGTCAACGGCAAGACGCCTGCACCAATCGAGAGGCACTTCTCGGTCGTTCAGGTATTTATCTACTTCGCCCCCAAGCTGCCCTGAATAAGCATCGACGCCATGTATTCCTTGCTTGAACCCTGGGTACATCAATACAGAATCTGTGACTAATTCGCCCAACGCTCGCTTACGATATACGTCGTCACCCATCGACTTCCAGCCAGCGACCGCAGCCTTCTTAGCGTCTTCGGGAAGATACGGGTTAGCCTCCATCGAGATCCGGTACACAACTGACGTTGGCTTGTCGCCTCCACGCTCATAGCTTTCTTGCTGCGACTCCGCTCTCTCTGCGAATCTCGCCATTGCATCGTTCGCATCATGCGGCAATGCAGACCAGATCAACCGCCCTGCACGGTCAATCAATCGACCGGCGGCTTCGGCATACCAAGAGGGATCTAGAATATCTTCATCAAACGCCAGCAATGAAGCCTGCCAGCCCTGTTCCGGCTTTGAGGCACTCGAAAAAGCCTTTATTTCCCAGCCCGTCTTCAAGAACACATTGCTAAAAATGTTTTTTGCTCTGTCTTGCCAAACAAACTTTTCCACCATCCTTGGAGGAATCAAAGGCGGCGCTGGCTTTGCTTCTTTCTTTCTAGCAACGTCCTGCGGAACCCAAGGGCGATACACTCTCCATAGCCCTGTTTCTGCATCTCTGATGACTTTGAAGGCGCCAGCCTTGAAGAGGTAGGGGTATATTACGTTGCCGATGTGCCATTGCTTGTACCCCACGATGCCAAGCACTCCATCTCGCAGCGGATACTTGCCATGCGGATCTTTTCCGAGAGCGGCTCTTGCACATTCGACAAACGCCGCAAGAGACTTTCCACCACGGTTGCCACCCATTAACATGCACTCAGGAGCATTGCATCGGTGAAACTCATCCTGGGTTGGCTGCGGAACATACAGATTTAACGCCTCGATTCTGCGACTAGCGATTTCATTCGCTACACGAATCGCCTTCCGTTTTGCGTAACTGTTCCTTTCAGTTGACGGATTCACTATCGCCTCCTGACGCATCAACAACATCACCAGTGATCGTAGGGATCGCCGTGGAAGGAAGGTCATTTCCCTCTTGGTATTCAACCAGATACTGTTTCATGACTTGCAGCAGATCACGCTCTTCCATCATGTCTAACTGACGCTCAGTCAATCCAAGCTTGGTTACTTTCCCGGCTAACTGCATCATCATGTCATGAATCTTGACACGCTTTTGAGAGCCAGGATCACAGGCCAAGTAGGTCGCAAACAGATGCTTTGCCCAACCATTGACTCCACCAAACGGCTTCATCAGCGATTCAAAAACCTCATTGATGTGTGGATCAAAGCTACCGCCAGAAGAGAGGTTCCCTAACGCCTCAAGACCTTCCTGCTCGACCTTCTGCAATTCTGCATCCAGACCCTTCTGCTTTTTCTCTTGATCCAGATTTGATCGACATGCTTTGCAAACGTCCCGATGACCGTCTTCCTTGGACGAGTCGCGATGAAAGTCATCAAGCTCTTTTCTCGCACCACAGTGAGTACACCACTTTGCACCGCTGCTTTTAACAGCCTCGATAGGGTCTGGAATGTCTTCTCTGTATGCCATTTTGAATCCATGAAAAAAGCGGACGAACCAACAATGCGGCTCGTCCGCTCAGAACAACAATCATGAACCGTCGATCAGCGTGAACTAAACCCAAACAGGGGCGAGTTCAACGTCGATCAGTGCGTCTTCAACACCAGTCGCATCGGCTTCAAGCACTGTGCCGAGAATCAAACCGTCATCGGTTCCAACCGCGCCTTTTGCAAGACGACCGGATGCACCAGCCTTGATCACATCACCAACCACCAGGGTTGGAGCGGACGACGCAGGCTGCTTGACTTGAGCCGGACCACTGACGATTGCATAAAACAAGTCGTCATCTGCAACACCAGTGGTGGCATTGATGGCGGGATCAACAACCAAGCAGCAGCGGTCGCCAGCGCCTGACAGACTGATCGTCTTGCCAAGGCCAGCAAAGCCGGATGCCAAATCGACTTCAACAACTTCACCGGGGTAAAGCGTTGCGCCAGTTTCGTTTCTCAGGATACGAGCAGTGATCCGACGACCAACCGTTCGCTTTGTCATGTTGAATGCGGCGGCAACTTCCTCGGTCACAGGGAAGGTGTACTCACAGCCCTGCAATTGGACGTTGATTAAATCGCCAGCATCGTTCTTGCCTTGGATGGTATCACCCAAGCCACCGAAATCTGCTACTGAATCTAGCATTTGTAAAATCCTTTATTGATTGTGTGGGGTGACACTTAAACTGCGCTGAATGGTTTCCAGATGCAGAAGTTACGAGGCGACTGGAAACGCAAGTTCGACAACGTGCTGATAGCAACATTGAGCGACTGAGTATTGATGTCATACTCGGGACCGTCCAACTCAAGCAGATTGTCAGTCATGCCCATCAATTCGATTGCATTGATGTTCACACCGTAAGCAAATCCGCTGGTGCAAGCGTGCTCCGCCGAGAGTTCAACTCCGTCCAGACGCACCACATTGCGAAATCCGAGATCGACAAGCGACCCTGGTGCGCTCTTAACTTCAATGGTTTGACGACCATCGTTGAAGTCTTTCAGGTCAACAAAGAGTTGACGATCCATGAAGACGTTGGTGATCTGAGAATCAATCGAGCTATTACGCTGACCATGAGTCAGACCGTAACGAATCGCTTTCTCAAGCTTTTCACCAGTCGTCGAGCCGCTAAAGCTCGTCGAATCGCGAACCACAACCAATGGAGTCCAGAAATCGTAAGCACCTTGCCCATTCTGAACACCTTCGGGCCATGCGACGTTCGCTTCTTGCGATCCGCCATACGATCCAAGAGCGCAATTCAAGTCGGCATAAACCGCTGTTGAATCAGCAACCTTATCGGCTTGGTCTTTCGTTCGCTTACCACTGGTGGTGATGGTTTCACCATTCGTCTTGGCGAGCGTTTTCAATCCATGCCATGACTCAGACGCTGCTGCGTCATTTCCATCGACGTAAAACTGAGGACCAAGCGCTTGCATCATCGACTGCTTGAGTCGCTCGCTAAAGCCATCAAGAATCTTGATGATCGCAGCCTCGCCACGATTTTTCTCAGCCTCACGACGCTTGATCGAATCAGTACACTCGTAGCCTCTGTAGTCCAAGGCAGCTTGCTTGAATTGGTTCGTGGCAACGAAGTTCCTGCTGCCAAGCCCGGTGGCCGATGAAACTGCGTGATTGCGGTACATCACATTCCACTTCAAGCCTTCACCGCCATGACCAAGGCTAATTCGGCCAGCGGATTCAAGAAGCGCCATCATGGCGTAGTTGCGCTTCGAGGCATCCTCGATTTCACGCAACAGCTTGGGCAGCGTGCTATGGAGGCTACGTTGCCAACCATACCTGTCGAAACTTTGATTCTGAGCCATTGTTTGCCTCCCTTGCAAACCTCGGTGTGATTACTCTTGCCCTGTCATCAATGCGGCAAGAGTTTCTTCTCCAAACGACATTTGCGCTTTCCCTGCTGGATCTGCGCCACTCTCTGCCGTAACTCCGTTGAATGATTTCTGCGGAGTGCGGCTTGTGTTTTTCCTTCCTCGCATTGCACTCCGCTGCTGATCCGCTGTTTGCTGAACAGTCGGCTGTGGAGTTGCTGGTTGCGAGGCAGCAGATGACTGCTGGTTTCCTACGCCCATTACCATTGAGGCGTAGCGAATCTGGCTTGGGACCGACTGGATTCCATCCCTCGCAAACTGATCCATGTGTCCAAGGAACTGATTTCCCTGCTCGCTGTAGATGAAATCGCCAGACACTGGGTCAGTGAGAAATTGACCAGTTGCAGGATCTCGTTGATAAAGCCAATTAGCGTTTTGGTTGACAAAGTTGTCTACCTCGGAACGCTCCATAGCCTCTGTTTGCTTTTGCGTGTAACTCGACTCGAAATTCTCTCGAATCATTCGCTCTACACGCTTATCCACAGCAGCAGCAAACTGCCGTGGGTCTTGCAAAACGTCTTGCCACTGACGTAACTTGCGATCAATCCCCATGATTTTTTCGCGTGTTGCGTCGTCAACGTGATCTGCAACAACTCGGTTGCCTTCTTCGTCAACCTCGATGTACTGATTCGCCCAACTTGGATCTTGCCAGTCGGTTACCAATTCCGATAGCGGATCTAGCTCTTCCTTTGGCTCAGGCGCGGGCTGCGGCTTTGCTGGTTCGTGATTTGATAGTTGATTTTGATACCATTTAAGTTGGTCAGCGTATGTTTTGATTTGCTCGTCACGCTGCCGGTTGGAATCAACCAATGCCCGAACTGCATTATCGACATCGTCAAACGTCTGAAATCCAGCGTCCTCTAACTGAGACTGCCATGCAGGCTTGGCGTCAGCGGCATCCATGCCGCCTTCGCCGTCTTCGGAACCGGACGGGGCTTCCGATTCCGAAGGCAAGATACTTTCAGGCTCCGAAGAATCTTCCTGAACATCTAGCTCCGCTTCCGCCTCTGCGAGAGCTTCCTGCTCGACTTCATTTAGTTCTTCGTCGCTCATTTCGTAATCCAGTGAGTTATTGGGGATTTCACTGGATCTTGCAAATCAAAAACTTGCGTTCAACTAACACAGCAGAAAACGGCCAGAACTGGACGGGAATACACAACCTCGGGGAATGCTTTTCTTATGAAAAGTGAATCAGCAATTGAAAACAAAGCACTTATGCCTCTGACAGATTTGCGGCATGAGCTTAAGAAAAAAGGGATCTTAGATGTACCACGAAGTACGGTGCGAAACTGGTATCTGCTCGGAGTCTCTACGCCCAAAGGTCGAATCAAACTCAAGACTCGAAAAGTCGGAAACAGAAGAATGTCGTCAGTCCAATGGACGATGGACTTTCTTAATCAACAGGACTCAACTTAACGGAGTCACGGATGGCGAATGTACTCGTAATTGGAGACACGCACGCGCCGTGTCTCCTCGATGGTTATGTCGATTTTTTATTGAGGTGCTATGAGTTTTGGGAATGCAATCGCGTAGTCCACATCGGTGACTTAGTCGATAACTGTGCGCTAAGCTTCCACCTCAAAAAGCCTCATCAAAAAGACCCAGTTGCCGAATACGAAAAAGCCCTGGTGCAAGTAAAGCAGATTACCGATGCCTTTCCGAAAGCAGACCTTATGCTCGGAAATCACGATGTCTTGCCATACCGCTGGTGCAATGAAGTTGGGATACCTGAATCAATGATGCGGGACTTTTCTGCTGTATGGCAATTGCCAAAGAAATGGCGGGTCTGGCCCAGGTTTAGCCAACTCGTAATCGACAAAGTGATCTACCAACATGGGGATCGAGGCAAGGGATCTGCCATCCTCAACGCCAAGGCAGAGTTCGCCTCATGCGTGCAAGGTCACCATCACGCAAAATCTGAGATCATTTTCTCGGCAAACCTAAAAACTCGGATCTTTGGTTGCCAGACCGGATGCGGCGTCGATTGGAAACATCACGCGCAAGAGTATGGAAAGAAGTATTCAGCCAAGCCAATCATCTCGGCGGCGATAATCCTTGCCGGAACGTCACCAATACTGGAGCCGATGCCGCTATGAAAAACAAAGAAAAGGTTTCAGGGATCAAGCTGAATCAGCAAACATGGACGCTTGAGTTTGTAAACAAACGTCAGATTCCAGCAGGCTTATGGGGTGATGCGAACGACGAAACAAAAACGCTCCGCTGCCGCACAGACCTGAGTCAGTTCAACGTGCTATGCACCGCACTGCACGAAATGCTTCATGCGGCCAACTTCACTTGTTTCTCCGAAGAGTTTGTTGAAGAGACAAGCTACGAGATGGCGAAAGCTCTGATCAAGTCTGGTCGAATCATCGTCATTACCGACTAAACGGGTGTGTTCGCCTTGCGTGACGCTTCCTGCCGTCGAGGTAGGAAGCTAAACGGCTTTGCTGGTAACTGGATGGATCATAATTGAGATCGCACCTAGTCTTTGCATTTGGGCGGTGATCGCTTACCCGAACAACCACACGCCTTCTGCCCCGACTCGCATGAACGTACCGACTCAGAGACTTCGGGGACTTTGTGACTGATACCGTCCAACCACGACGGCGGAATGTATTTACCACTGACCTCACAACCCTCGCTATCGCCTTTTGGCTGCTCATCCCTCGCTTCCTTGACTATTTCCCAAGCTGCCATCGCTCCCTGGTTGCGGTGTACCCATTTCAGTTGCTCTTCGATGCTTTCCGCATCTTCGGCGTGAGATAGAAATACATTGCTCAAGACTGCCACTCGATCAGCTAAATCAAAATGCTCAGACATGGGTCACCTCCTCGACTTGCGACAAAGTTAGCTGATCACCCGACTGCAAGGTAATGACTTCCCCTGCAAAGCTCTTTGGCGACTCAACGATGGCATCGAGAGAACCTCCGACTCTGTACTTGATTCGGATCTTGTGACCCTCTCGTACTGACTCTCCTAACGTCTGCCGCAATGAACTCATTCGCTGCCTCTCCGACGATGAAAAGTTTCTATTTGTTTGCTTTGACAAAAACATTCAATCAATCCTCCGATGGGTGTAGTGCGTGCTGATTTAGAAAATCAACCAATTCCTGTCGCTGAGTCGGTACGTCGATGGCAGCAATGCCCGCTGGCTCGATTGATGCCTTTTTGCCATGCGAATCCTGAACCTCTTTCTTTGCTCTTCGCAATCGAGATCTCGCATCACGCGAACTAAGACGCCAACTGCATCTCGCCCCATCGGATGGATCACTCCAATAAACTCTCCAAGCTCTAATCATTTGATGCCCTCGAAAAAAACCTTCTAAAAAACCTTCTAAACCCTCTATTTTCGATCCCGTTTTGGGACCGGCTTCAAGCGATCCGCAGGGACAAACCAAGCTGATGGACGACCGCCATAAGCCTTGATGCAGTCATCCATGCGTTTTGCTTCGATGCCCTTTATCCATCCACGAATTAGGTATGACGGAGCCAACCCAGTGACCAAGACAAAAATGTCGTTGTCGCGATCACCATCTCTAACGATGAGGTCGTAGTGGTGCTTGCTTCTGGTCCTGACCTGTATGTCACCAACGTCACCGCCATCCTTGAACGTGTTGACGCTTCCGCTCCAATACCTGTTTATGAACTTTGCAAACGCTAATTCACCATAAGCACCCTCAATGTTTTGGCCCCATCCATCGCCTGAGCATCCGTGCGCCTGCTTGTTGCCCGCCGAAATTGATTCAATCCCTCGGCTCAGTCCAACGCTTCCAGCCATTTGCATTTCATACTTGGTCAAGATGACTTCATGGCTCATTCCAATGCCTCCCGTGCTTCCTGTATCGCTCCACAAGCACCGTGCTTGTCAATCGCAGCCACCAACTCGTTTAATAACTTTTCGCGTTGTCTCGCTTCCAGCAACTCCGCAGCAAGTTGGCGAACCCGTTGAAACCCAACTCCGTATGGTTGCTTTGACCATGCGATGAGCTTTTCTTCTGGCAACGGTCCTTCTGACGCTTTAGGTCGCCTCATCGCAGTGCCTCCCGTGCTTCAAGAACTTTCAACTTCCAAGTCGCAAACTTTCCCATGTCGAAGTCGCTGTCAATCGTATCAAGAAGTTCTTGGATCTGTTTTTCTCGATCATCATCGCCAGCTAAATCCTCCCGTGCTTGTTTCAGTCGATCAATCTTCTTGCTGTCAACCTCAGTCCAGCAACGCATGTCGTCCATCGACGGAAACCAGTCCTCTAATAGTTCTAAGCAATCTTTGGACGCATCGAGCAACTCTTGAATAAGTCGCTCTCGCTTGACATCGCCATCTAAAACTTCTCGAACACTAAAGACCTCTGCACCGTGCGGTATCACTTCTGGTCCGATTGCAATCCCAAGGGATAGCTCACTTTCGTAGTACACTTCGTATTCACGTCGCTCATTACTCATCTCCTCGTAGTGCCTCCCGTGCTTCGTTTACTTTTCGCCATTCTTCGTCGATGCAAACCCCAACGCAGTTGTCAATCGCATCGAGCAACTTCTGAACTTTCGCACCCTGTTCCATCGACTTAACGAGATCGAGATACTCCCACCAAGTGATGAGTACTAATGTGTCTCCACGGTCTTCGCGAAACGCAACCGCATCCATGTTTTCGGTCGGCTTCAAAAACTTTGCGATGCTCTTTCTACGCTTGGCTTGGACACGTTTGGTCCCGACAAGCAAGTCAACCTCTTCATGGTGACCAAGTGAACGACCATCACTTGCATACGCTCGCTTTGATTCGAGTCCAGACTCTTTGGCCTGATTCACTAACTCGCGTTCAAAACAGTTGCCTTTGCTTTTGCTACTGCTCGTCATCACTGACTCCCTCTGGCAAAAGAAAGCAATAAAAGTCTTCGGGGTCTTGCCAATCCTCTAGCTCAACTGTGATGGTCTTGTGCGGCTCAAAAACTCGCCAACCCTGCTCAATGGCCTTTTCCTTATTGGCCCTGACTGCAAGGTCGTAATGCTCTTCAATCCCGCACGCAGTCTGCCGCACTAAAAGATTCCCAGTGGAAGCTAACCATGCTGGATCGCCATGTTCATCCACAGCATGAAACATTGCCTCCGCATCATTTGGGATCTGCGGATAGAGATACACATCTCCATCATTCCAGTAGGCAAGAACATCAATGCGATGCCAACCATGAATAAAATCTGCATTTCCTTGCCAAAGGTGAGAAATGACAGGGATGCGAGGAAACCCAAGCGAGCTTAGGTAGTTACTAAAACTTTGTCTCGAAGAAAAGTTTTCATCACTGGCGTTGTTTGGGCGAATCATTTCTCGTCTCCTCGTAATGGTGTCATGTCAAACTCCTGCTTCTTTAAGCGTGCTGATTTCATCGAGGATTTCATCCAGAGCCTCGGGCAAAAACTCATCAGGTGATTTGGTCAGGTTCTCGGCGGCGCGCCGCACTCGTCGCTTTAAGTTTGCTGCCTTCACTGCCTCCAACAGCGAACTCAAGACGCTCTCTCCCACTGGCATTCCCCATCGCGAAAACGTCTGTCGCATGATGTTTACGTCCACAGGATCTTTTGTCCGGATCGCCGTGAGACAGTCTGCGACCAACTCACTTTGCAAGTCATCGACATTCACCGACTCAAGTATCTTTTCGCGATCACCATCAACAGCCAAGGCCATCCCCAGCAGAAGAATCTCCATTCGGTGAATGCGAGCCGCTCGCATGGTTTCGGGAGGATTCGGCTCTCTCATCATCTCGCACCCCGCAATCGCAAAGCATTTTCAGACGACCACAGTTTCCGCATGAGCATTGATTGCAGATGGTGCGATGCTGGCACTCTGCAATACGCTGTCCGCAGTTGTTGCACGATGCTTTCCTCCTTGCCATTACTCATCTAATAACCTCTAAAGCAATGATGTTTCTGCGGATCGGCCTACACCCCCCCTTACCCCCCCAGGACTTAACCTGCGGAGAAAGGAGGAGCGATCATGATGTCTCCGCATCACGACCTACACCGCCGCTTACCCTTATTTCACGACGCCCGATCAATTGGAACCGCTCGGCCTGACGGTAATCTCCCGCGCCGGAATCGAACCGGCGAACCACGCCATCAAGAGCGTCACGCTCTTTTCAAGGTTGCGGGAGAAGTCTTCACTAATCTTGGCGAAGACTATTCACTTCGTACTTAATCACCTTCTTCACATCGTGAAGAAACTCAGCCTTCCGACCTTCCAACTTCGTTACGATCCTTCGACCCGCATGAAATGGAAAGGTCGCTGCGTGCGAGGCTGCTGCCTCTGCATGAGTCACATCGCCGTAACTCATCCACTTGTCTGTCCCTTCCAGGCGAGCTTTGACATTTGCGGTCATTGCATTCCTTTAACAACGGAGCCGACTCTGCCAGCACGCTGACCAGCAAAGCACAAGCAAGGAAAATAAACGGAACAATCAAAACGGAACCTCTTCATCATTTGATGCTGCCTGACTTACCTGCTTGTCTTCCATCACCTCAAACTTGAGAGACATGTATTTGCCCGACCCGTCTTTTCGGTCGCGAATCCATCCAGCGATCTTCATTTTCTTTCCCTCAATCACGCAATCGCCCTTGTAGTCAGGGTGCTTCTCTTCCTTCTTGAAGTCGTTGCGACTAAAAATCCCTGACATGTCGTACTCATTGCTCATTGCTTTCCTCGCTAAGTTCTGCGTGCCGCAACTTAAAGGCTTGTCGGCACTCGGTCATGAAATTCTGGTCGGCGGTATGCGGAAGCTGGTATGCTGCATGGATTCGCAGGACATCGCCAAAAAACTTCAAAGCGTTCATCGTGGACGCCTCTCTAATCGCAGTCCAAATTAAGTCCTTGTTGACTTCTCTGTTCATCGCTTTCGCCCCTTAAAAACGTGATTGACAGACTGATTCCATTCGGGTGATCCTTCGGCGGGAACGTACATCCCTTGGATGTCCCGTGGTTTCTTTGTGCGAACGCCTGCGTTCTTCGCCATTCGCTTTGCCTGCGTGTACGCCCATCGCACTGTCGCGCCGCTGTGATGAGCAGCATTGATTTTCTGGCGATAGTAATGCTCGAAATCCTTTTTCGTTTTCCGCTTCGCCTTGCTCGCCTCAACAAAAACCAACTCGCCTTCTTCATTTCTGGCGTGCCAAACAGGGCGATCAAAGGGCGTGCCGCACTGTGGGCAATTGTGCTGACCAGCGACCCTGGGCGAAGACAAATGGCACTTCATGCAACAGCGAGTCTCCGTTGGCTCTTGCTTCTCTTCGCCGTCCTCTTGCGACTTCTTCTTGCGAGTTTGCGACTGCTCGTACTCTGCCCAGTCCCTGTCTTCGTTTGGGTAACCGTGCAGATAGACGTTGCCACCGTGGTCTTGAATTGTGCAATGCTCATAGGCAGGGAAGTACCGAAGCACGCGACCGACCGATTGCAAATACGTCGCGATTCCTGACATGCTGGTCGCAACGATACAGTGAGCGAGCCAGGGCATGTCCACCGCTTCTCGCAAGATGAAGCGATTCCACAAAACGGTAAATTCACCGCTTTCGCTACCGGCGATTACACGACTGCGATTTGCGAGATTGCTGTCGTAATGACGAATCTCATACTTTCCGCTAGGCTGCTTTTCAGCGACTGCGATCCGATCTGCATCCATCGAGGCGCAACGGATTCCATGTTTCAGACCCATGTTGACATAAGCACGGCATGACGCGACATCAGGTCCAAATCCGACCGTTGGCAGTCGGTCAGGATTCAGCCGGTCCATGAAGTTATAAATTCGTGACTGCAATTTGTTTGGATTGTTGATCTCCAAATCCTGCTTGGCGGAAGTCTCGCCATTGGACTGCACCCGCAGCGTTCCCTTGATGACCGAGAGCGGCAAATCGGGAGCATAGACCTTGCATGGCAAATGAGCCTTGCAATCCAACAATTCCTGATGCTTTGGCGGCGTTGTGCATGTCTCGAAAAAACCATTGCGCTTGTAGCCCACTGGCGTTGCTGTCCAGCCGACGATCCATCTCGCACCAGCGCTCTCATGCCTCTCCCAACACCACATCGCACTTTCATTCATCTGCTGATGCACCTCGTCGATGAATACGAGATCAGCCTTGGCGAAGATATGTTTCCGCCGGAAGCATGTCTGCACTTGGCAGATCTGCACCGGAGCATGAATGTCATTTCGCCCACGAAAAGCAGATGCCATAACGCCATACCGAATGTTCGTTTTTTCAAACGTGTCAATCAGTTGGTGCGTGTTTTGAATGCGGCAAGAATAGATCGCTACCTTCAAGCCCTTTCTGACTGCATCCTTGATGTCACGCATCATCATCGCAGTCTTGCCGGTTCCGCACTGCGAAACGACAACCCACTTCTTTGCACCCGACAACGCAAGCTGCCGGTTCTGCTCCTTGATCGCGTTTTGGTGCGGCCACCAATCCATATCACAGTGCCTCTACATGTTGAGAAATGGCGGCAAGCTCCTGCTCGACGCCCGAAAAAAAAGTAAACTTGGACAAATGCCGATTCAGCTTGTCGAGAGCCTGCTGGCATATTTTCTTTGATTGAGCAATCTGCTCTGGCGTCATCTGTGCGTATGACTCTGCGGTCAGTTCCGAGTCGTCAACGATTTCGCCTTCGACGACTTTTGAGCTTTCTTGTTTGCTGACAATTGTCGGCGGGATGACGGTCTTCACCGCTTTCTTAATGATCTTGGCGGTGACCGGCTTTTCCTGTGACTCAGCCAACTCACAAGCTTCGACCAGCACCGCCTCCATCGCATCGTCAGGCACGTTGGCTAACTCGCGAAGCTGAGATTCCTTTGCGATGCTGCTGACATCCACAACGTCCTGAAAAACAGAGATTCGGCCACGCACCTCGACGGCGGTGATGCAGCGATCTACATAATCCCGACCGAGATCCCAAACATCCTTGCAGTAATCCTGAAAAGTTTCGTACCCCGCAACTCGATAGAGCCGGTCATCCCGAATCTCTTTGAGGGCAGCATACATATCGAGCGAAGTACGAATGCCCTGATCGACCGTCACTTCAAGGTTATCGAGCCGCTCTCTATCGCTCATTCCAGTGATCTCAAACACGATACACTCCTTTATCGAATCCTAATTCCGCAAACAGTTTTGCCAGCGAACCTGACCTTTTGATTAACGAACAGAACGACTTCCTTGTCGCTCCATTCACGAACGTCAGTCCCAAACTTGGCGACCAGCGTTTTTCGATTTGTCGAATTAAGGACCAACTGCTTTTGCTTTCCTTCAAACTCGATTGCATAAACGGTTGGCTCTTTCCGGCCTTTGTCGAACTCGACGTTCTTGTACCGATGGCAACGGACAATCTTTACCTTCACCTCGCCTGCACCCAGCAAATCTTCTGATGCAAGCCAGGGACTGTCCTTCATCTCCGCACTGCGACCTTCAAACACTTCGCCTTTAGGCATCTCCGTCATCGTCAAAGCCCTCCAGTTCGCCGTCTTCGTCAGCGTTCACATCCCACGGATTGAGTTGGAGCATGTTGACCTCAGACTCCCATCGCTCGGCCCAGTCGTTTTCGTCAAGGCGACGAGAAAGATCAGTCATGAATCGAGCGTATGCCTCACCCGACCGCTCACGCGAAATCTGGTCATACTCGTATCGAGCGATCCGGTGCGGCCAAACTGACTCGACCACCCAAAAAACAAACCGCACAGGCTTGCCAGTGATGTGAGCCAGCCCGCTCGAATAGTGAGCGTCCTGCAACCAATACATCAAATTGTTTGCGAGCCTGCTCCACTGCGATGGATGCACCGACTCAGTCACCTTCAAGTCGTAGCACAGCACTGAGTTTTCATCTTCATAGACAAAGTCAGGGCGAGCTTTACAGTCAATTGAAGTCGAAGAGTCAGTCCAGAAGACTGGCTGCTCAAACACGATGTCATCGCGACCGATCAATTGACCAAGGTCATGATCCATCACCGCATTGCAGACGCTGACAATCTGCTTGTACTGGTCGTCTTTGACGGCGATGACCCCTTGGCTCGCCATCAGATCACGAAATTCATTTGCACGCTTCGCGATCAGACCGCCTGCTTTGTTGAGGCAATCCGCTGGATAGTGCGTCACCAATTCAGTGACATCTCTCTTTTCCAACAAAACTTCATGCACCACGGTCCCAGTCACGACCTGCTTTTTCCCGCTAAAGTCTGGCCTTGGGCGAGTCTTGCTCAGGCACTGTGCTTCGTATTCCCTTGGGTTCTTGTACGCCACTTTGGCGTCCGTCGCGCTGAGTGCCTCGATTGCCCTGTACTGCTCGTTGCTGAGACTTAATTTCTCTGTTTCCATCTCTGTCTATCCTGTGGATTTTGATTTCTATTGGCGCGTCACAATGCACACGCACTCTTCGATTTTTCACTCGCTCGACGTAGATGCGAGCAACACCATCGCTGGTGATAAGCTCAACCCCGTCAAAATCCCTGCGTTCAAGCACTAGCATCGAATATCTCCCTGATTCCGATTTCCCGAATTGATGTCCCTTCGCTTCCATGCCAAATCTGCTGGTAGCCAGACCGTGGACGTTTCTTCCTAAATTCTTCGCAGTAGGCTGCGATTTTTTCAGGAGTTGGATAGCGATCCAGATTCTTTGCTCGGCACTCGTTGCTGTCGTAGCATTCGCCGTTCGTGGCAAGAACCAGAAGCTCGACCAGCAGAATCTGGTCTTCGCAAACACTGATGAGGACGAATGGAGTCTTCGCCTCTGTTCCGCAGGCTTTCAGAAACCTGCTCTTCGTGAAGTCGGCGCTGAGATGCTCTTCCGACTTTGTTGAGTACCATCCGAGGAACTGACGATCCCTGGATGTGCTGATACTCGCCCCGAGTTTCGCAAACACTGCTATTGCTCTCCTAGCCTCGGTGACTCTCCATGAGCGTCCTGCGTAAACTCGCGACGGTATATACAGCCGCCGCTTTGCGGAACTCATAGAGACTCACTCCGTTTCGCACCTTCCGCAGCACAAACCCCGTGATCTGCGGAACAAAGTGCAAGTCTGAGCAAAGCTAAACGCAGCGAAATGTCACTCGTATGCAGCGAGATGACGAGATGGCCTCACTGGAACGGAGGGCATCGAACCAAAACGCTAGCAATGCAAAGGAGATTTCAACAAACTTCACAAAAACTCGCACTGGGATGATGATACGAATCTCACGGCATGAGTCAATATGAAAAAAAACGGCTCCTTGACCAACCGTGTCAAAGAACCGCTCGGAGGATAAGCGAATTGGTGAGCGGCCCCACTGGAACTGGGGTACCCCTTACGGGGCTGCGGGTTCGAGTCCCGTGTCCTCCGCTTTTGCGATTTGATCGGCAATCCGATCAGACTCAATTGTGACGTAGTACCTCTCTGTAGTACTGATACTGCTATGTCTCATTAAGGTGCGAAGTACAAACGGCTGTACCAGCATCGACCAACGACTTCCGAATGATCGGCGGATGTCATGGCAGGAGGCATACTTTTTCTGACCCACTTTTACGTTGGCGAGCTTCCCAAGTTCACTGATTCGGCATCCAACCGTTCTCTTGCTGGTGGAGTAGCCCCGGCTCATCGGCCACTTAAAGACCAGACCATTTCGTCGATTGGCTGGAACGCTGCGAAAGTGATCCGCAAGATCCCTTGGCATCGGCAGCAGGCGATTGCGAAATGCCTTTTCCGCATTTTGATTGATGGAAATCTTGGGCTTGGGAGAATCGAGATCGACAAGATGATGCCCCTCATACGACTGCTCCCAGTAAATCGAAAAGGTTTCGCCAAGACGAAAGCCCCCCAACCAAAGAGCCTCAAGGTTCCATCGCCATCGGCTTTCAAACTCTTTTCCAACAACCGCCGGTATCTGATCCATCATTCGTTCAAACTCCTCGCGAGTCACTGCCCGTCCACGCGATCCACTCGGAACCCGAAGCAAGCGAGGCGGCTTAGGACGGCACTTAATGACCTCCACCTCTTCCGCCCACTTGAGCGCGCTCATCAGGTGATTCCGATACGCCTGGATCGTCGCCTCACTCTTGCCCTCCTGGCGAAGTCTCACGGCAAAGGCGACCAGCAGTTTTGCGCTGATGTCAGACACAAAACGAATCTCAGGACACAACTGATCGAGCCTCGATCTCGCTGTGCGAAACGCCTCTCTCGTTTTGAAGGGACGGGCGGCAAGCTGCTCCGACTCATAACGGACGCAAAACTCTGCCCATCCATAGATTTCAAAAGAGCCAGACTCATCCGCCTCACGAAGGATCTCTATCGCCCTTCGCTCGGCTTGCCTTCGCACCGTTTCTTTGGTGGTGCGTTCTCTGACAGACCCGTCATTCAGGAAGTAACGGACCTGATATATCTTTGCCCCTTTGCGACGGACGAGCGTCCAGCGCCTGATGTTGGTGAACACGATGTTCTCTCAATCGCGAGCCGGAACTGTTTTCCAGATACGAGCTTCTTTCGCCCGAAATTACGAATCGGACACTCGATCTCAATCAGCAATCGCTCCAACGTGCGCGTCTGCCGAAACCCCAAGGCATCGGCCAGTCCATCCAGCGTGTATGTGATCGAATCTTCTACAGACTTTTCCATGCTCTCTCCTTCCCAATGGACGAAGGAGATACATAGCAATACACGGCGAGCTTGCGCATCCGCTCCATCCCATTGGAGTGAGTGTGTAAGTGATCCTGATGCGACTCGCACTCGCATCAGGGTCAGCCGCTTTCACTGTACCGGCTGACGAATAGGCAGGATAGTGAACGCAGTGACACGTCCGGTCATGTGGCTATCAAATACCCCGCCCCTATAATAGTGCGTTAAATCGGCAATAGTCTCTCGCGACTTTCGATAGAACTTCCACAAAAAAACCTCCCGACCGCCGAAGCAGCCGAGAGGCTCTGTTTCTGTCACTTTGGAGTGTGACCAACAAAGTATGCCTGATCACGCATCCAATCGCAAGACCATCTTGATCAGAGAATCGAAAATCACCAGCCAAACGACGATGGCGGCGCAGTAGTAGATCAGCCGGTCAATCTTCTGAGGGTTCATCCCTAAAACTTTACGGTCTTCCTCCAATAAGCGAAAACCGAGATGGCACAAGGAGGTTTGCCATGCTCGCTATCGCTCTGGTCCTCTCGCTCACCAGCCCATTAAACACCCGCCATTGGCGGCTCGTCGATGTCGCAGAAATCAATCATGTCTGCGATCCCCAAGGAAATATCCGCTTCTCCCAGGTCATCCTCTGGCGATGGCAGCAATGGCCCACCCCAAATCACTACGTCAGTGAGTTCTTCATCGTCACCGACCAGGAAATCCTCATTGAGGTGAAAAACAGCCGAAGACAAATCACCTTCCACAAGGGGTCAGTGATCTATCAAGCATCCGCTCGCACCCTCAAGGTGAGCCGTACTACGCACGACCCAGAGATGGAAGACAGGAAAAAGCTCTCCATGCACCAGCGAAAGCCCTGGTTCCCCGAAAGATGACAAAACCTGACAAAACCTGACAAAACCTGACAAAACCTGACAAAACGTAAAACCCGATAAAACCCGATAAAAACCGACTTGAGTTGAGAAAAGTTGAGAAAAGTTGAGAAAAGCTGACAAAACCTGACAAATCGTAAAAGCCGATAAAAACCGACTCGGCAACCATATCCGCCACAAGCCCTGTGGCATTGCCACAAACCGTATGGCATCGCCACAAACCTTCCGATAACTTTCCGATAACTTTCCGATAACCTTCCGATAACTTTCCGATAACCTTCCGATAACTTTCCGACAACTTTCCGACTGCCATATGGCATCGCCACAAACCGTATCTACTACCATATGTTCCCCGGTTTTAGAGCCGATCAGCACCACGATCCCAGGCAGGAAGTATCCGCCCGTACACTACTGAACCGCCGTACACGCCCCTAGCACGCCGCCTAACGCGACTAAACTGAAAATACGGCTAATCACACCAGCAACTCGCCGGACGCGATCTGAGCCGCTCTAGCCTGATCAGGTCAATTGGCCCCAGGGTGTGTCGCGTTCTCGGGGTTGGATATACATATACTGTTTGTCGCCGCCGGGGCCGACCACCCCCCCCCCTATCGACGCCCGAACCGCTCCAATCGACTAACCGACCGGCGCACCGATAACGACGATTCAGCCAGCTTTTTACGAGCTTCGACGTTCCAGACCATGGCGCGAGTCCGACCGCTAGCTGACATTCACGACGATTCAGCCAAGCGTCAAAGCATATACGCCACCGCATGCCACGCCATAGGCACGCACTACACCGCAGCGCCTCCCCGGCGAGGCGCTAGGACTGGCAGCAATGGGCGCCGGGATGATCGGCGCCGGGATGGATCGAGCTGGAATCGAGGCGGATGATTCAGCTGGAATCGAGCAACCAGGACAGCGCTGGTTGAATCGAGCTCGAATCGACCTCGAATCGACAACCGAAACCGCCGCCAATTGTCAGCAAAATGACAAGCCGCGCGCAAACTTGATTTAACGAGGCGCAGAAACCCAGCAAAAACCGGGATGAATCGAGGCGGACAACCAGGTCAAAAGTAGGTAACCAGGTCAAACGGACCGGCGCCGGGATGACCTGGAATCAGACGACCGCGCACAAAAAAACCCGGCGCCGGAATCGACCGGCGCCGGGATGATTCAGCTGGAATCGAGGTGATCAGACAGACGACCAACCCCGAGGAGCTCGCTTTGGAAGATCACCCCAGGAACGCCGCAGCGCCGCACGTTCCGCCCGCTTCGCTGCGCGTCGCTTCCAATAGAGCCGCACACCTTCCCGCCATTCTGCATTGACGACCGGCGCCGCTTCCAAGAAAGACGGAGGGCAAGACCAATAGAACGGTCCGGATTCCTCACACAACGCCTTGTAACCCCACCTGCCCCCGTCACGCCGCAGCAGATAACAACCGATCCAAGGATCAGACACCGGCGCCGCAGCGCCGACAGGTTCCCAAAGGATCCAAAGGACGTTCCCGCAGCAGTACCGACGCGACCTCACGAACGCCGCAGAATCCGAAGACAGCATATCGAGCAACTCCCGACGACTTCCAACGTCAGAAGGATAAAACCAACCCATCAAACCACCTCACACAAAAAAGAGAAACCCGGCGCCGGATCGACCGGCGCCGGACAGAAACAGAATCAGAATCAGAATCAGGAACCAGGAAACAAAACGACATCGACACGATCAGACGCACACGCCCGACAATCACCGCAAAGGCGCCCCGAAGACGAGAACGGACAGACCACGCACGAAGAGCCAGCAGCGCGGACTTCACGCGCCAGATCATGCGCCGCTTCGATGTTGGCTCGTTTTTGCAGCTTGCCGACTGGCCCCGCCGTCACACGATGGCCAGGAGCGTAAACAGTGAACGCGCGGTGATCCTTTGCCCGCAGTAGATCGGACACGCGAGCAGATTGGACCGAACGCCGCACAACTACACCTAGCCCCGAAAGCATGCGCCGCAGGATTCGAGCTTTGCGCGCCGATTCAGTCGGTAGGTGGACATCGGCGCCGGATTCTATCGCCTGCTGGTTAGCGCGCCGGAACTCACGCCGGAACGCCCGCCAGTCAGCGCGATTCCCGAAATGCTCAGGCATCGGAACACCAGCAGAAACAGACCACCGCATCCAGGCGAACCGGCGAGGCATTGTCGCAATCGCAGCGCGAACGACGCGCAAACCACCGAGCGATTCGAGCCGCGCCATTGCAGAACGAGTTGTCGGACGCCCGACTTGTAACCGCATCCAATAGCACGATCCGCGCTTATGCTTGCAGTCGTCGTCACACAACGCGCCGCCGGATTCGCCGAACGACACGCAAAACGCACCCGGCGCCATCTTTTTATTGGACTTGTGCGCAACGTCCACGACCTGAGGCAAAGCAATCATCGGCGCGCCCCCCAGCAAACGAAACCAACAAAGCAGACGCACCACGCAGACAACACGACCAAGAAAGCCGCATACACCCAATCAGTACCCATAACAAACACCTCCAAAACAGAAACAGAAACAGAATCAGCCAATCTCACGTTGGCCGGACCAATCGACCACGAACAACCCGGCGCCGTGATCAGCCCGCGCCCGATCAGAGGCAGTAATCAGGCACTCGTCGCCGCACGCCTCCAGGCAGTCAGGGCAAAGAACCGCTACTGCTGGACCGTCACCGGAGATCGGCCCAACGTGCAGAAGCGCCGCAGTTGATTGATCCAGGACAGAACCACAACGGCAGGAGATGCGAGACACCACCGCAGACTTCACAGCGATTCGGCACAGCTCCAAATCGCGATCACCACCGAGCAGCGCCGCACCAACGAGAGATTCAAAACTTGACATCAAAACACCTCACAAAGAAGGAGAAACAGAAAACAACTACCGAACGAGCAGGCGCAAACTCTCGACGCCAAACGCATCCCACGCAGCCTGCTTGACAGAACCGTCACCGATACGCTTGAAGAAGTAACCAAGCTCACGCAATTCGTTCCGCGCAATGGATTCATTGCCACCGTTCGCAGCAAACCAAGCATCCCAGACGCAGGGCGAGCAGTCAGACAACCAGTCAGCGCCGGAGCAGGACAAAACAAAACAATCAATCTCGACTCGGTAAGCAGTCACCACAAACACCTCAAGAGAGAGAAACAGAAAAAACAGACTGCCCACATCATTCGGCGCAATCGCATTGCAGACGAGAGCAACAAGCCCACACAGAAAAAAAATTCCCCGGAAACCGAAATAGCTTTCGCCCGGCCTGGAAAGTGGATGACTTATCGCAAAGAGGGTCGATTTCTGCGGGTCGAAAGGCGCAAAGAGGGTCGATTCAAGAAAACTCTACACACCGTATTGACCCAGGCAGAACGATGTGTATAGTTATGCGTTCTGTTTCTGTTTCTGTTCTTGGAGATTCCAATGAAAGCGTATGTAGAAATTCGCTCGCAGAAGGCGAAGGGGCAATTCCCTCGCTCTGGTCCTGACATGTATGTCGCAGTGCAAATCGTTCCCGATGGCGAGGAACGGATGAAAGTGTTGAGATACTCGGTGGCAAAGAAA